CGGCAAGGGCGTGCTGGAGCCGGGATATGACGCGGACCTTGTGCTTTTTGACCGGGACGCCGTGCGCGACAACGCCAAAATGCCCGACAAGGGCGAGCCGGACGCCCCGCCCGACGGCATCCCCTATGTGATGGTGAACGGTGTGTTCGCCGTGGATGACGGCGTGTTCCAAAACACCTGCAGCGGCAGCGTCATCCGGTACTGAGCGGACGCACTGTGGTATTCCGCTCTCTTTTCGCCATGCCGCCCTTTGCTGTTTCGGCTGTGGTAAATTTAGATTTGATAAAAGGTGCGATGACGTTGAGTAAAAACAAGACAGCTACGGTTTTTGCAATTTCGGCTGCGGCACTATATGCAATTAATGTGCCATTATCAAAACTTTTACTGATAAATGTGTCGCCCAGAATGCTTGCAGGATTTTTATATTTAGGAGCAGGTGTTGGTATTGGTGTACTTCTTGGAATAAGGAAAACACAGAACAGGCTGGCTGACGAACAATGGCTGGATAAAAAAGATTTGCCTTATACGATTGCAATGATTGGTCTCGACATAGCAGCACCTATATTCTTAATGCTTGGCATTGCTAATACAAATTCCGCTAATGTTTCGCTGATTAATAATTTTGAAATTGTTGCAACTTCTGTGATTGCTCTTGTAATTTTTAAAGAAAAAATTTCCAGGAGGTTATGGGCCGCAATTATCCTTGTAATGCTATCCAGTGCAATTCTTGGTTTTGAGGGAACAGAGGCATTTGTATTTAACAAGGGTTCATTGTTTGTATTGTGCGCTTGTATATGCTGGGGCGTGGAGAATAATTGCACAAGGAGTATAAGTGATAAGAGTTCAGAAGAAATCGTTTTGGTGAAAGGAATTTTCTCTGGTATCGGTAGTATCCTTATTGCATTTACTGTTGGGGAAAAACCGCCTGAAATCACCTATATGCTTGCCGCTATGTTACTTGGTTTCGTTTCCTATGGCTTGAGCATTAACTTTTACATTATGGCACAAAAAAATTTAGGTGCCGCAAAAACAAGTGCCTTTTATTCTGTTGCACCATTTTTAGGAGTTGGATTTAGTTTTATTATTTTAGGCGAAAGACCGACATTTCAATTTTACATTGCTCTTGGAATTATGATAATCAGTACATTGCTTATGATAAAGGATACGCTTGGCAATGAAAAATTATATAATGGTTACGTCCATATCCATCAACATAAACATGGGCGCATAGTACACACACACGAGCATAGACATTTTGTATATAATCCTATGCACATACATAATCATTCACATGCAGGCTAATAGACAAATTCAAAATTATCAGGCATTCGTTCTTTTCAAAAAACGCATAGATGGGCTTGCCCGTCTCGGCAAATACCATGCCGGTATCAAACCAGGCCGCCTCCGCCGTTTCGGTGGGCAGCACCTCGTCAAAGATCCAGCTCTCGAACCGTTCCGCTCCGGGAAGCTCGCTTTTGGCGGCCAAGCGGTAGATGTCGCCCTCGGGGATGAAAAGCATCTCCTGTTCTCCGCCTTTGGTAAGGGTGCGGCGTTTTACCGCCCCCTTGCAATGAGCGGAAACAGCATCCTTCGGCCGCTTATATCCGAGCGCCTTTGCCGCATCATTCCCGCAGAACAGCACCTTGCCACTCTCTTCAATAGTACGGATTGTCCCAAACTCGGGATTATTAAAAACCATCAGTTCGTTCATTCTGCGGCCTCCCCTTCAACTACAGGCCGCGTAGCAATCACAATTTCTACATGACCCTTTGAACCTGGTTCAATTACGAAATCGATCGTTTTGACAACAAATCCGCCATATGCTTTAAGCATAATTTCATCGTCAGGAATAAAGTTCTGCATGGCTCCATCCCACGCAATATAAAATTTTTCTACTCCGGTGATAGCTTTCGCTGCTTCTTTGACTGTCATTACCTGTCCGCCTCCTTCACTGTGATGACCACCTGCTCCGGCTTTACGCCGAGATAGGCGGCGACAATTTCTTTTACCCAGTGTTCACTATTGACAAGCTGGTTCAGCAGTTCTCGAAGTGAACTATTCTCGTTCAATGTATTGCCCTTACCCATGAGGAACCTCCTGCGCGAATTTTTAGGAACCCGCTGCCGTGGGACCGGGGGACAGCGTGGGACAAAACGCTCTGCGGCCAAACACTAGGGCGACAGCGTCTTTCTGAAACCGTGGGACTGTGGGACATCAAATCGCGTTTTTTCGCGGCTTCATTTTACTGGTAAATTCTGAATGTATATAATTCTCTCTATATAGGACTGTGTTTTTTGTCCCACAGTCCCACGCCTATTCCAGAGACTGGTTCAGCCTTACAGCCGCAGCGGGTTGATGGCGTGGGACATGCGGCCTTTGCTGTCCCGTGTGTCCCTCACAGGGGAAGCTCGTCCGGGTCGTCTTCTCCATCCAGGTCCACGGGAGGCAAAATCAAGCAGAAGCACTCCGTCGGAATACCGTTAATGCGTTTGCCCCGGGTGTTGTTCCTCCCTCTCGTGACAATCAGACTGTTTTGTTTCAGATACGATATCATAGCGGCCGTGGAGTATCCGGCATCCTGTAGAATACGCTCGAATACAGACCGTATGATATAGGCGCGCCCGTCTTCCAATGCGCCCAAAACCTCCTGATTGGGGTTTTCAGATTTGGTGCAGAGCTTGTTGCTGTTCTGCGTCACCCAGTCGCAAAGATACTTGTAGCCTCTGTCTCCGGCGCTTACAGTGGCTTTGGAGGCCAGGAACTCCGATATCTGGTCCACTGTCAAAGGCCGCTCTGTACCGCCGAGAACCCAGGCACAGGCCAGTTCATCCGCACAGATGATCGCCGCCGCTGCCATAGCTTGCTTTTCAGTTGTATCCCGGTCGGATAGGAGCTTGAACAGGTCCTTATATCGCTCCTCCACTTGGGGGATGATCCCATACTTATACAGTTCATCTACAAAGCGGCGTCCGGCAAATCCGTAGTTGCGCTTGACGATGCCGGATATCCTCATGCCATCCCGGACCACAACGCTGGATGCCTTACACTCAATGTCGATGACACGGTTCACCGCGCCGGCCCCGCTGGTTACTCCGGTCAAGGGGGATTCTCCGGTCGTCAGAATACAGTTCCGCCATGTGGGTGTCAGATCCACGCCGCCGGCCCGGTTGCCCCTGGTACGCCCAACGCCCTGCGCCAGCTTATAGTCATCAAAATGGGTTCGCCCCTTTGCGTCCTTCGCCAACTGCAATTCATCCAGGCACAGGGGCAGGTTATTAAGAAATGCGGCCGTCTTCTCCAGCCCCACCACTGTACCGTCGAAGGTCTTGACGTAGCTGCCCACCGCCGGATCTCCCCATACGCTGGCGGCCACCATGAGGGCCACTGTCTTGCCGGTGCCGGAATCCACTCCCCACAGATGAACGAAAAACGGGAGGCAGTTAAGCGGCTCCAGCAGAACCGACGCGAAGGATGCTGCCAGAATGATTCTGGCGGTGGTAGACATGCCGCGCACCTCCCGCGCCACATCAACCCATTTTTGTTCCTCTCCGTGCGGCCTTACAGTAGAGAACAACGCCTTAAAGTTGGCATCGCCATCAAAGATCAGCCCTTCTACAAAGGGGGAGAAGCCTTCGTCCTGGATATAGCCCAGCCGGCCGATGCACTTGCGCTCCGGTATGGTGTCGTAGTTCAGATTTTCCAAATCCGATATGTACTGGACAAATGCCCGGGCGCTTTGGCTGGTAACTGCAATCCCGCTGCCGGCCAGCTCTGTGACCTTATTGGCGTTGGCCAGTATCGTCTTGCTGATGATAAGCCTGCGCCATAGCGTCCCCTTCCGAAAGGCCAGCTTCAGCTTTTCTTCGCCGGTGTCAATGTTAATCAGGCGCTCCACTGGCATGATGGGGTGGGGGCATGCCAGCTCGTCCGCAAACCCATTGCGGCGGTATACGCCCAGGTCAGTGGCGTCCCAGTCTCCCGCGTTAAGCTCCAGGGGTTGCCCGGTAAAGTTCGTGACATTATCCACGTATACCGTCCCCGCCTGGGCTTTTAAGCTCTCGATGTACTTCTTATACATTGACTTGAACCCGCGGAACCCCTGACCGGCCGCGTACACAGACAATTCCTGCAGCTTTGTCTCGTGGACGAACGGCTGGCCATGGAATTGATACAGTGCCTCGTAAGGAGCTGGCGTCAAAAAATCTTTAGCTTCGTAAGTCCAGTCTCCCATTTGTTTTACCTTCCCATTTCAATGTTTTCTTCCAGCCACCACTCCAGATACGGAAGCCGTTTCACCGCCTCTGCATAGAGCGGATGAATGTAGTCAGCAGCGTCCCGATTGGGGGCCAGTGCCTTCTTTAATGCCAGCAGACGGCGGTGCTCCTCTACTACCTGGTAGTACACAGCCGAGTCCGCCTCCTTTTTTGCATCTTCCTTCTCTCTTGCCTGGAGCCGGGCAGAAATCTCCGCCCGGCTCGGCTTATTATCAGAGAGCCCGAGATGGAAGTCCTCGTTCAGCCGAAGACACGCTTCTCGAAAACTTATGCCGAAGTAACGCATTGCAAAATCAATAACGCTGCCCCCGGCGCCGCATCCAAAGCAGTGCCAACCAGCCTTATTCCCGGAATAGACCTTCAGGCTGGCGTGCCGATCTCCCTGGTGAAAGGGGCACTGAACAAAGCCGCTCCGATTCGGGGGAAGACCATACGCCGAAAAAACAGCCACCGCAGGCAATAGGCGTTTGATTTCATAGGCCAGATTATCCCTCATCTAATGCCGGCATTTCCTTTCTTAGCAGTTGAACATTGTAGAAACTGGCGGCGGCTTGAAATCCACGCAGGGTGAGGGCCTCCATCGTGTAGTCTCCAACACCGTACCCATTGAAGAAGAATCCGGGCCTGCTGGTACCCATCCTGCGGGCGTGCTCTACGGCGTCTTCCCCAAACAGCGCCGCCACCCGGAAGTATGGAACTTGATCCTCTGTGCCCATCAGTACGGCCTCCTGCTCAAACAGGCCCTTGACCTGTTCCTTATTCAAAGGGCGGTTCATGCTTGCACCCCCTTTCTTTCCGCTTTTGCGGCCCCTTGCTTCCATGCCTCATCGCACATACGTTGCAAACTGGCATAAAAGCATTTAATTTTCGGATTCTCAAAGTCCTGTTGCATCCCCGTTTGGGCATAGTCTTCTGCAGCATCTTTTATGATATTAACAGGTGCTTCCCCTTTGGTCCCAGCGTAGAACGCGCCATTGAAGATACTGACACAGTAGTCAAGGAGCTCTATCGTGGTAGCATCAAGGTCAGCGACCGTTTCCCCATTGCAGGCGACAAAAGTCTCCACCGTGGTTGGAAATGTAATCATGCTCTCACCCCCTGGTACGGCTCTACATCACCATGAATGGTTGGCGCTGTGCCCAGCTCCTCGGGAAACTCCTCGGGGTTCCTCTGCCACAGAAGCCGCCCATCCTGGTCGTAGGAGGCCACAATTACGCCGAAGATACGCTTTGCCACCATGCCGCAGTTCAGGCGCAGCTTGCCGCCTTCCCACATTGACTTATATCGAGTGCCCACCATCTGCCAGGGACCCCATACGCCCTGATACTCCTTATACATGACCATAGGGCCAGGCGCTCCGGGGAACGTGGCATAGCAGAGGCAGAGATCGGAGCTTCCGTCGCCGCCCTTGCTCCTATACCTGGGGGGCGCAGGCCGCCGGGTGAAATCTACCGCCACCCATCCGCCACCTACTACGTCCACGCCCTCCAAACAGTCACCAACGACCGGGAGAATGGCACAAGGGACTTCGGCAATGATGGCCTCAATGTCTTCCAGGTTGGTCAAGCCGGGCCGGATAGGCTTTGGCCGGATGCGGCCCGGGATTATGTAGCTGCTCATACTTGACAATCTCCTTTGAGCCCTCTACAATAAGGGCGGATCAACTTTTTTCTTTGGGCCGTTCGGTGTTCGCAGCACCGGCGGCCTCTCTTTTTTGCGCAAATTCACAAGCGC